GGCTTCTTCAAGACGTTTAGCACGAATTTCATAAACAGCTTCTTTTTCCTGATCCTCTTTTGCTAATCGTTCAGTTTCAGCATCTGCCTTTAATTTAGCATCGGCTTCAAATAAGCCTTTTTTAGAGGATAAATGACCTGCGTACTCATCATCCTTCATTTCAGACAACTTTGTCAAATCAATAGCTACTCCAAAAGCTACGTAAGGCATAATCTCTGTAAGACGTGCAGCTTGTAAATCTGCTTTTGCTTTTGCCTCAGCATTTTCCTTTTCCAATTCCAGATTACGCAATCTTTGGTTTTCGTTGTCAGTAAGAGTTTTAACCTTAGCCTCCAAAGCAGCCGTGATTCTGTCCTTAACCTGATCATAAAGAATGTCATACTCCTCATAATCAAATTCTGCATCATCCAAAGCAGATAACTCAGCACTTTTTGAAATTATTTCGTCATAAGTCATTTTCTGAATGATGGTGTACGAATCAGTTTCAAAAGCCTCGATTTTATCCGTGATGGTTTTTACTCGAAGTGCCTCTGCCTTGTCAGCCTCCTCTTTCTCACGCTCTTTTCGATCCTCCCACGCCTTAACCTCATCCTGCCACTTATCTTCAAGAGGTTTAGTGATCTGAATTAGAGTTTCCGTTTCAGTTCCAACTTCTTTTCTAATTGTAGCAAACTTAGAAGCAACCAATTTATCTTGGTTAACAAGTTCAGTTCGTCCTTTAACAACATTGGTTCTACATTTTTTTGCAGCTTCATAAGTTTTGTTATCTGTAATTTTAAAAAACTTATTCTCGGAAACCAATTTTTGTTGCTTCTTTTTCCAGGCAGAAACATCTATAAGTGCAGATGCTTTAATCGTGGACAATGCATTAATTGGTTCTGCTTCGTGAACCACTTCTGGTTTTTCTTTTTGCTTATTGATCATTTGTCTGGTTGTTTTGGTCGATTAATAATTTAGCTACATCGTCTTTTAGCATTCCTGCTTGGTTCATTTTAGAAACCAATTGTGAAGCGAAAAGCAAATCATATCGCTGTTTAATTTCAGACGACATAAGTTCTGCACTTGAGGAAACACTTTTCTCTACAGAAGTTTGTAGATCTCTGAATTTACCACTTAGCAAAGTTTCTGCAGTCATTCCCATTGAAAAATAATCTTTCTCAATTTTGTCTTGAATATATTCAAACAAAGTAACCATTTCTGGCTCTGGATTATTTTTAGTTTCTTCTTTGATTTTAATCTTTCTTTCTGAAAAAACCTTTTGAACAATGCGAGTAATCTCAGCATCCTTTTCCTTTGAAAGTTCTGAATCAATTTTAGCTTTAAATTGATCTAAAGTTGTTTTTTGGAACTCACTCCAAATAGAGCGTTTTACCTCATGGCGAATGTTGTCTAAAATTTGTCTGTTAAAAGACTCGCCTGAACTATCTCCCTCGTAAAACTCTTCGTATAAATCTTCTAAATCTACTGTTACATTAATTTTCATATCCCTATGGTTTTAAAGTTTCCTTATTGTTTTTTTGTTTCTACTTATTTTTAAATCTTTTTCTGAAATTTCTTTGTGAGATTTCTGAAAATATGAACGCAATTAAAACGATTATAATTGCTAATGCTATTCCTCCCCAATAAGGAGACAAAACCCACCACCAACTCCAATCAATAACTTTTGTTAATTTTAGAGTAATAAAAAGTAACCCTAATACTCCTAACGTTCCAATTCCGGAACTGCCTGAACTTTTGCTCATTGTTTCTTGTTTTTTTGTTAATACTCCTTTTCCAACTCAGAAAGTGGCCGATTGTAATCAGACTCCTTCGCATTGCTTTTAAACTTGCGCCTAACCTTTATCTCACTTACTTTTGGATAACCGTCAGGTCTTTTCTTTTGCAGTGATTCAAATATGCTCATCATTTTAGAATTTAGGTTTATAAGCAGAAACAACAGGTTCTTGGGTATATGTATATTGCTTTAGTCCGCATTTATTACATTCTCTACTCCATCTGTTTTTTGTTTCATCATGATAAGAAGGAACAGGCCATCGATCAACTCCATGAGTTTCATATCCGGCTCTATCATCTTGTACTTTGATAGTTTCAGGATCAAAAACAGGATCTTTGAAAACATGAACGCAACTTTTTATTTTAGACTCTTCTGCTTCAATTTGTTTTCTTAAATCTGAGATTCTATTTGATGAGTTCATATCACTTACTTTTTTGATTCACACTCCTTAATAACATCCTCCAACTTTAAATCGTTGGCCTTTAAAAAAGCAACCAACGTGGCAACAGCTTGTGGTGCTTTACGGTTCAACTTCTTATACCCATCATTACTATAACCAATCTCCTGAGCAATGGACTTCTCAGTTTTTAAAACTCCTCGCTTAAGAGCGATAGCCATAACGTTGTCAAAATCAAAGAAAACATCTTTGATCTCTAATTTTTCTGTAGCCTCTTTTTTTTGTGCCATAATTATTTACTTATTAGTTAAAAACTTTTACATGACAAATATAGACAAATGTTTTGAATATAAAAACTTTTGTCAATTTATTTTTGACTTTTGTATAAAATAAAAAACCAATCCGATTATGGATTGGTTTTTTCTAAATATTCAAAATACTCTTCCGTAAGTATTCCAGTTCCATCTGGATGAGGATCGTGCCACAATTTACCTTTATGATAAATACACACATGATACACTTTAGGATTTCTTGGACTTATACCACTAACCAAATAAAATTCATCTGTATCTAAATGACCTCGCAATCCTCCTAACTCCCAATTACGTATACTTAACCATTCCAATAAATCTCCACGCCAATCTTCCACTTTATCATAAAGCTCCTGAACCTGTAAAACATCTTCGCCTGATTCTAAATCCATAAAGCAAGCTATAACTGTTGGAAAACAGTTTCCTCTACTTTCAGGAGGATTATGAAATCTTGTTTGAATTAACTTTCTCATAATTATCCGAATGGCAAATCGTCTGGCTCATCTTCATTCGTATTCGTAGCCGGAGTAAACTGCTGAGTACTCGCCTGTGGTTCTGCCGGAGCCGGTCCTTGAACTTGAAGTCTCTCAATACGCCAACCCTGAATCGTGTTGAAGTATTTTGTTTCTCCTTGAGGCGAAACCCATTTTCTCCCTCTGATATTAATGGAAACCTTTACAGATTCTCCATTTTTATATCCATCCAAATATTCTGTTTTGTCTTGGTGGAATTCTATGAGTATTGGAGATGAATATTGTTCGTCAGTTGCAACAACTAACTCTCTCTTTTTAAATTTATCTGATACCGTTTGGTCTGGACCAATGTATTCTATTTTACCTACTATTTCCATTGTTTTTTAATTTAAGTTTAATTTTTTTAATATCTCCACAAAGCAATTCACTACAATTGAATTTCCGGCCTGCTTGTAAGCCTGCGAGTCTGAAACATTCCATTTGAAATTTTCATTGAAATCCATGAGTCTGAAACATTCCGTGGGAGTAAGCCTTCTGATTCTTTTATTGTATCTTATTACTGGCTGTCCGCTGCCATCCTCTCTTGCTCTGGCCGGAATAGTTGGACACATATTATCCTCAGTTCCTCTGAATCCTCTACCGTCCTCATGCGTTCGCCATGTTCCAATAACAACATTATCTTTTTGAACTGTAGTAAGAGTGTTGGTTATTTGATCATTTTCGTTAATTTCAACTATTTGCTTAGTTTCCAAACCAGATACACGGCTTTTGGGGTTTTCAGGATTTCTACCAATTATTCTACCTGCTTTGGTTTCTCCTAAATCAACAACATCATAAGAATGTTTTTTAGTCAAACTAACTCCTGTTGAACAACGAATGCTCTTTCCTATTCCTTCTGGATTCAAAAAATGGTTTAATCCATCGGTTTCAACATAGCCATTAGCATAACCATGAGTTCCGGCACAAATATTTGGTGCCGTTCCACTTTCAGGAAAAACTTGTGAAGCTTGAGTGTTTTGATTAATATACTTTTTTCCTTTATCACTTATCAAACCTTCTATCATTTTTTCAGACAAAAAATATTTTTCATCCACTTCTGGTTCTAGAACATCTTTAAGTCTTTTTTCCAAGTGAAAAGGTTTTGGAAAACTAAAATTGTTATCTGAATCATCACGGATTCCGATTATAAAAATACGCTCTCTGTTTTGTGGAACTCCGTAATTTTTAGCATTTAAAACCTGATAGTAGACATGGTATGGAACACTTTCTTCATGTGGAAATATAACCGGATTCCCATTTACTGATTTGCCTCCCAAATAATCAATCCATCTTTGGAATGTTTTTCCTTCATCATCACTCAGCAATCCTTTCACATTTTCAAATATGAAATAACGTGGTTTGTTTTTCTGAATGAACTCATGTGAGTTATAAAATAAAATTCCTCTTTTATCGGCTTCTCCTTTTCGCTTTCCGGATAAACTAAAGCTTTGACATGGAGGAGTAGTAACGTAAATATCTAATGGTTTTTCTGGAACAATCCTGTCATAAACATCTTTTGGAAAATACTCAGGAATTCCAAAGTTCAATTCATACGTTTGCCTGGCATATTTATCCTCATCACAAGAGAAAACAGTTTTGTGTTTTATTTCCATACGAATCAATGCCTGTTCGAATGCTCCTACTCCTGAAAAATCGGTTCCTATTTTTATCATGTCTTTTTTCCTCCGTGAATCTTTGATAATTGATATTGTTTTGAAAGTTCTGGATTATTCTCAAGCTCTCCGTTGTGATGCAGACAACATGCTTGTAAAAATCTTTTGTCCACATACAAAGTAATGTTGTTTTCCCTCGCCCACTCATCGGCATATCCTACACGGCCACGAGTGTGTTCACAGGTATTGGCTACGTTTGTGCATCCATCAATAAAGCATTTGAAATTAGCCTCAGTTAAAACTTCAATTCTGACTTTTTCGTAAACCGGAATTAATGCTTTCCTTTTAGCACCTACTTTTGGAATTTCATAAACTTTTTTTAGTTTTAGATTCACTTTCCGGTTCTTATTTGTACAGGCAGGACTGCAGTACTTTTGCAAGCTATTGTATTGCTTAAACTCATTACAACAGTCCTTATCTGCACAAACTTTTAGTTTGAAACTAGCCAACCTTCTCCATTTTATGAACAGGAGCAATGTTCAGTCCGCTTGTTGGTTTTTCAACCTTTTCCACTTCCATATCTGCTACCTCGTTTCCATCAGGAAAGTTTATCTGGCCTCCACCTCTTTTACCTTTGAAGATAAACATCCAAACTTCTTCCTGAATTTTTTTGAAAGCAAGCTCTGCTAAATCTCCGATCATGATTGTTTCATCAACTGAATTGTTAAACGAATCATCAAAACGAATGATTGGAGAGGCCAAACCTACAACTCCCAAATCTGTTTGAAGAGATCCTGAAATTTTAATTCCTTTGTTTTCGTTTTCTTCTGATCCGACAACCGTAATTCCGGTTACATTACAACGAGCAATTTCTTCTGCCCAAAACAATTTAGCTTTTCTAAGTTGCTCATCGTTTTTACGATTATGCTCTCTAGCAAAATCCCATCCCCCAGAAAGTCCTAATGAATAGGCTAAAACTTCTTTTAATTCGTTAAGAGCTGCGACATACTCCTCGCTTGGTATCTGGTCCGCACTTCCCTTCCAAAGAAAGTCTGGCTGACTAATATCAAAAAACTCAAAATACAACCCTTTTTTACCTTCGAACTTTACCTTCTGTAATTCGAAGTCCTTAACTTGCACTACTTTACCCATAACTATTTATTTAAAATTAATTCAACTTAAAAATTCCTCGCTTATAAAGTTCATAAACGATTTCTGCTTCGTGATAGGCATCATCAGCACCACGATGCTTCTCAATGTAATCCGTTTTACCGAAAAAGAAATCATACGCTTCCTGAACTTTAGGCCATTTGTAACCAGAACCTCTTGGACTTGGTAGTTTGCAAATATCGGTAGAAAGAAGCATTGGACATGCTAATTTTTTAGGAAATACAAAGCCTCTGTTTTCCATAAAGCCAAAATCAAAAGGATTATTAAATGCAGTAGCTCCCAATGGATAATCATCTAATATTTTTTGAACTGTCTTTTTAATAGAATCTAAACTTGGAGAGTATTTAATTTGCTCTACGGTTAAATCAGAGTTTTCAATAATCCAAGACTTAGAAACTTCCTCTAAAGTAATTCCTTTTTCATGGCAAACCTGATTATAAATAATCTTTCTATTTCCATTACTCAAATCCAACTCTACAGCACCAATTTCAACAATCTTTCCATTTTTATTAAGGAAATCTGTAGTCTCCAAATCTAATATCAAAATCTTACTCATGGCCTATTGGATATAACGTTCAACAACTTCAAACAATTGAGTCACATTTTTGACTTCTTCTGCAACCTCATCCGGAATAGAAATGTCAAACATTTTCTCAACTTCCATGATCAACTCTACCTCATCCAAACTGTCTGCTCCCAGATCTTTTACAAAAATTGAATCATCATTTACTTCTTCCAGATCAACACACAATTTGTCTGCAATCATTTCCTTAATCTCTACTCTTTGGCTTTCGCTTAATTTACCCATTTTTATTGTTTTTATTTTGATTAATAATTAAACCCTGTCACCAGTATTGTTTTTTTGAAGATAATCTAGGCGATCCCATTCAGAAGCAATCAAAGCTGCTGCAATGATTAATCTTTCTTGGTATGGCCTTGTGCATAAATCAGAAAACCATTCTGCATTCCAATTAAAAGGAACCAAACATCCTTTTATTTCTGTCATGGTTAAAGTGTTGGCAGCCTCAACAAGCTGACCTTTATCATACCATTCAGGATGAGAAGCGTGATGCTCTGCCGTAAATCCATGTTTAAGAATCTGTTTTTCGTTTCGCTCAATGGCGATTAATTCTACTGCGCTCATTTTTATCTATTTTAGTTGTTAATAACCTCTCCGTGTTTTATAACGAAATACAATTTACCTGGCTCTGCTCCCCATTCAGGATTTCCGTTGCGTATCTCGATACCTGCGTGTTGTAACTTTAAAATTCTTTCCGTATCTCCTGATTTTGGATAACCTAAAGTCATTATATTAAAATCAAATTTTTTAAATACAACGTCAATCTCAATACCATCTTCATTATGGACAACAGAAAAACTCTTTCCTTTTGTCAACCTAGAAATCCAATGTTTTGTTATTTCACGATAATCCTCTTTTTTTATTCCGGCTTTTGTCATTTCAAACCATTTGCGTTTTAATGACATTTGAAGGTTATTTTTCATTTTTTTCATCTATTGGTTTGTATGCTATTTTTCCGGCCCATATTCCAATTGCAACTCCTATCCAAAATACGATTAATATTAAATGTTCCATTTTTTTAGTTTTAGCTATCAAAGAATATTGTTTTTTGTTCCGATTTTGCTCTACCATAAATTCTGAAAACCATTTTGTGTTCGCCTGAGATAAACTTACAGCTAAATCCGTCCATGTGCTTACTATTATCATCAGGGATAGTGTTAGTTGTTATAACAGGTTTTTTATATAAAAGAGCGCGGTTTATTTGCTTTTGGGTTGGAGTTTTAAGTATGTCCAGAAACACTTTCCCCCAGAACGAAAATTTATTATCTAAGTCGATTGTTTTCATGTGATGATACTCAAATTCAAATCTCATTTTGTCAAGAGGAGGAATGCCTTTTAAATATTGAAACAAAAATTCCTTTGTCTCCTGAATGATTTTTCTAACCGTATGAATTGAACCTGCATCTGAATAGAACAAATTCCCTGTAAGATAGTATCTTATTTTCTCAATAAGCTTTCCGTCTTTATCATACTTTGGCTTCTTGTAAGGAACATCGTAATGAGTTGGGGGATCTAAAATCACAATTTCCTTTATCAACTTATAATTTTCGTTTTCCATAGCAAATTATTTTAATGCGTTACTATACATTTGTCGCTTCAATGCCTCCATTGCCATTGCGTGATCCAGAGTAAGTCGAAGCTCATTATACTTCTGGTTCGTCTGCTTAAGATTCCACATGCACTTAGCTTTTGTAAGCCAATAATCAAAATCTCGATTAAGGGTTAATGAGTCCAATTTGAAATCCTTTTGCTCCTGAGTTAATTCTATTTTTGCCATTGTATTTTTTGCTTTTTAAAACTTGATACTGTCTCCTCCGTGTAAGAAACCTTACTTCTAACCACTACTCTTCCTGCGAAATTTAACTCCTCCGGAATTGGCTCATTGTCCTTAGTCACCAATATGAAATGGAATAATATTCCAACTATTTTTTCAAGTCTTAAATAATTCCCTGCCTGCGTTTTAAAAACGTTTCCAATTTCTATACTCATTTTTTTTCAGTTAAAAGTTTATAATAATAATTTATTGTTTTCCAGATTGTCTCTGTAAGTTCTGGCTCTGGAACCACTTTATCAAATGTTTTAATTTTACCGTTGTTATTCACTTCAATATACCATTTATTGCTTTTTGAAGCATAAGATCCTCTCCGGCTTTTATATTCTGATTCTGGAATAGGATATATTGAAATCCCATGCTTTGAAACGAAATACAATTTGGCCGGATCTTTATTAATTGACGAAATTGTTTTCTTTGCCAAAATATCACGCTTTACTGTTTTTCTCCATGAACTCAATTTGATTTTTTAGACTTTTTACTTCCAAATCATATTTTGCCTTATCCTGAATTATTTGATATTGTGCCAACTTTAGTTGAGATTCCAATTCCTCGTTTCTTTTCATGGCATTCATAAGCCTAACTGTACTGGACTTTGCAATTGTCTCCAAACCACCACAATACTTTTCTACTCTCCACAATCCCTGAATTAAAAGAAAAACCTCATGCCGTCTTTTATCATCTGGCTTTAATTTAGAATGAACCTCTGTAAGCCAGTCTCCAAGTAAAAGCAAATCATCATCTTTCTGTTGCTCTAAAATGTTTTGAGATAAATCAGAATATTCAAAATACTTTCGGTTTTCCTTCATTTTATCTACATGCCATTTTGCTAACGATATTTCTTCTTTTTTCATGGCTTAATTTTAAAATGGTAATTCAGGATCTTCTTCATCATCATCCTCGTGTAACGATTGTTTTTCAAGTAAACTAGCTTTAGGAGCAATGTATTTTGCATTAGCATACTTCTTGCCTTCTGGTCCATCTGTATAAATCCTAGATTTTGTAGCATCATAATACATTATACATTCACCTATTTTAGCTACTGTTTCTGGTTTTCCTTTATAGACTATAAATCTAAAGCCATTTGGACTTCCATCAATTCTGTGAATTGTCACTTGGCATTTTCCAGAATCAAACCAAGTAGTACCGCCTTTTAGATCATAAGGATGAGGAGGCTTCCTCTTTCCTGTAGAATCAAACTCTGTTTTAAGAGGATGTATGATAATGTGAAAATGTAAATTGTGTTCCTCTGAAAGTGTATTTCTATACTCTAAAACATCTTCTAAATACAAATCATCTCTATGAATTGGTTCTCCGTCTCTTCCAACATAACGCTTCATATCTTTCCAACTATCAATTGTAGCAGTATGCAGCCCCATGTCGTACTTCATCTGAACCGCCAAATCCCAAAACTCATAAGGCGTTATTTTCTTTTTAGTATCTTTTCTAGTTAATATAAAAAAGTGCTCTAAAATCCACTGTAGATGCCTTTCTATTTCGGCTTCTGATATGTAGTTTGAATTTATATATCTTTTGTCAAAAGTTTTACCAGATATTTTATGAATCAATTTTGCAATAACTACTTCTTTTCTACCAATATCAGGTACATATAGTAAGTGTTTCCACCCATAAAACAATGAAGTATTTAAAAGCTTTTCCAAAAGAACTTCACTTTTACCTGACTGAGGCGTTCCTGTCCACTCGGTACAACCTGGCAATGACATTGTATAAATTTCATGAAGTTCAGGAAACCCTAAATAAACACCTCTTAAGGCTCCCTGCTCTCTGTATTTATACATTAAATCACGAGTATTATCATACGTAGCAATTTCAAACCTTTTATCAATCATATGACACTATTAATGATTTACATATCCTTTTTCTTTATTCTCCAAAACAGGCTTCATAATCATTCTACCGTCTTGTTTGGCTCTACGAATCCAATTCTGAATTGCTAATTTCCAACCTAAATCAGTAGAAGTATTTCCCTTCTCACTCCAAGCCAACATGCTTTCAATATAAGCTCTTAAATCAACTCCTGCATATTCCTTCACAAACTTTTTGTTTTTTGCAAGCTCTAATGCTAACGTTCGATAATCACACCATTGACTTTCCCGAAAGTAAATCTGCTTTGATTTAGATTTTACCTCAATGGAATCCTCTTTCAGCAATTCTTTAATTTTGAAGGCAATCTCCTTCTCTTCCGGAAAACGGTCATTTGCTTTTTTGTAAGCACTTAACCAAGACTGCAGTTTCTTTAACTGGCTCATGATGTTATTTTTAAGATTAAACCATAAAGCCAATAAACCAATAGTCCTCCAATGGCTATCCAAGCTATAAATCCTAAAATTAATGTGACGATTATAAACCTCATCAATGGTTTGTCTGAATCTTTCATAATGTTTCTGGTCTTAAAATTTGATTAATTAATTTATGAATTTTGCTTTATTACGTAAATTATAAAAGAAACCCACCCGATGAACATAAGCGATATAATTATAACTGTTGCGTAAGAAACGATATTAGCACACCGTTTATCTTTCCTTTTTTTTCTCTGTAGTCTGTTCATTGCTAAAACCATCCTAATTTAGTTCCTATTGTTATAAAGGCACATATTGCAAATACAATTAATAAGCACCAATTGGCTATGTTGTTATTTTGTTTTTTCATAACCCAATGTAATTGTCAGCATAATAGCCATCATCATCACCTAAATATTCTGGCTTTGGCAACTCTGGATTTACTAACTCAGGATTTTGGTACTGATTTCCAATTATTTTAAAAGTATGAATGTAATTTTGCCCAATACTTCCCATTTGTTTTCTGTGCCAATTGTTTCTTCCTTTTCCTTTTTTAAGGTTTAAAATTCCAAATCCTCTGTGGTCAAAAACAACTAAACCATAAATTTTATATGATTGTTTATTGTTTCCGTGATAATTTGGAGATGAAGGAATATCAACTAAAGCCTCAACAATATCGCCCTGATAAATTTCTTTTCCCGTAAACTCTTCTTTTTCGTAAGCGTAAAAATCCATTTTGATATATGAATCATTTCCGCTTAACAATTCAGAAGGTTTTACAGATGGATTTTTAAACATATCATCCACATCATAATAAAATTTATTCGATGGATATTCATAAAACCTCATTTTTATAAATGCTCTTCTTTCCATTATCTAAGAGGTTTTAATTCATTAGGAGCAAAAGACTTTCCTCCGCTCAGAAAGTTGGTTACTGAATCATAGAATTTTTCGAACCATGATCTCGGATCATTTTTTCGCAAAGCTTTAGACAAAGATTTACATTGAACATTTGCTTCTTTAAAAGCTTCGTTTAGCCTATTGGTCTCAACAACGGGTAATTTAAGTTTTGATTTCATAATTATAGTTTTTGATTAAAATGAGAAAATGCTAAAAGGTTCCATCGGCTCTAACCTCGATATCCCCTAATAGCATTTTGCTAGTTTCTTATGGAGAGTTTGATCGGTTAGAGCTTTCAAACTTATAGGGCAAATATAGACAAAAGTTTTTAATAACAAAACAAAAGTCTTATTATTTTTCTAAAACCACCAAATTTTATCCTTGTACTTATTCAGTAACCAAATGGCAGTGGCAATTACTCCGGCAATTAACACCCAATAATACCACGGAAAAGCTTCTTTTTTCGTTTCCTTTTGCTTTTTATAAGTTTTAGACTCGTCAGTTAGTTTAATTGCTTTTTTGTCCTTAGAAGCCTCCTTTTGCGTTATTTCAGAATCTACTTTGGATTCAGACTGAGTGTTGTTCTTTTGAGTGGTTTTTTTAACCGTCTTTTTTGCATTGTTTAAAATAGTTTTAGTTCCATCTTTTTCAATGATAAAAGATTCTTTTGATTCATCTTTTGGTTCATAAACAGTTTCCTCGGTAACGGTTTCGTTTTTATCATCAACTTTATTGGTGATAGTTTCCTTCACGTTGGTTTCTGATTTTTTTTCCAGAACAGAGTTATCAACAACAACTTCCTTTTTCTCTTCTTTATTGATTTCGGTTTGGGTTTTTCTGGCCGAGCAGCTCATCATTCCCAGAGCAATTAGAGAAATGTAAACAAACAATACTAATGCAATTCCAATGTCCTTTAAGTTTAATCGTTTCATGATAATTCTTTTTTATATTGTTTAAGTAATATTACGCATTTGTCATATCCTTTTGCATCACCTTCCTGTTTTGTTAAGTGACCCAAATTTATTATATCTCTAATTGAATCTAAATCATCCAAGTCAGCATATTTGTTTAAGTTGTGTTTTTTCCAAAACCATATTGCTGAGTTCATCGCATCGGCTTCGTTCAAAAGTAAATCAGGATTATTAACGTAATCAATTCCGGTGTCTTTTGAAAGAGCTTCATAATTGGCACGTCCTGTTATTTGTTTAAATCCACGCCCCCTGTATTTCCAACCATCACCAACAAATAAATTTCCTAAGTTTATTTTTCCCCATGCGCCACCATATAGAATGTTAGCAAGCATTTCCTGATTGGCTTTTTGAGTAGCCGTTCTTCCATATTTCTTGGCATCTAAAATGCTTATTCTGTGCCTGCCAAAACCACTAATTAAACCTTCAACAGAGTAATTAAGACTTTCGTTAATTGGCTCCAACCCTGATTCATGGTGTATTTCAGTCATGAAATGTGCAAGCCTTAAAACTGCTGTTATTTTAGCATTTTTAAGCAGTGTTTTATATTTTTCGTACAACTTCATTTTAATAAGCTTTTTAGTTTTTGATATGCATACTCGGCAATTGCCGTTAAGAAAAGATCAAACTTAAATTCGTTAATTATATATTTTATAGTCTTTTCAGACAACAGAGTTGCGGTGCATAAAAATACGGTGTACCAACCTCCTTTAAAATATTCCTGCAGTACGCCCGAAACAATATAAGCTCCTCCAACTCCTATCACAAAAGATAGGACTGCACTCAACATCGATACTTTGCTTCTGTTATTTTTCATCTCAACTGCAACTCCTACCGCCACCGTTATGAATGCAGGTAAAAGAATTTTTGTTACAAGTTCCGAATATTCCTGTTGAACCAATTTATCAGGCATAATTTGTGTTTTTTTGTAAGCCAAATAATTGGCAGGATTATTAGCAATGACACTTCTGAAATCGAAAGGAATGTTGGATTAAAGGCCAATTCATCCAATAAATTCTGAGCGGTTATACAAAGTAAGAAAAAAGAAACGAATGTTTCTGGAATTTGTTTAAAAATAACTATAGCCATTAAGAAAACAGAAATGGCATTTCCAATATAAAATATTCTGATTCCTGTTTTTTCTTTGATAACTTCCCAAAACAAATATGTCACTATACTTACCAATATAGTGACACCAATTAATATTCTATCTATCATCAGGACGTTTACCTATAAATTCATCCTCTGGAACTTCTGCCTGTAAAATCTTATCCGCTATCTCAGCTTTATCACTATTCTCACTAATAGCATTCCTGATTATTTTTTCTCCACGTCCGGAAACAGCTTGAAGGATATAAGAACCAAAAAAACCAACTGCTGCAAAACTACACGTCACCCAAAATTCTAAGTATGAATATTTTTGGGCTGCCTCATCAAATAAAAATGGCCACATAAAAACAAGGATGATTGAAATCATAATTGTTGGCCATTCTTCATTTAAATATTCTTTCAATCCAAATTGAATTTTTAATACTTTGGCACTTCTCTTTAAAGATGCTAATTTCCGTAAGCAATGAAGCAATACAGCTCCTAAACCTACTAATACGTGAATTACTGACTCCATTTTATATTTTGTTTATGTTTCAACAAAATTAAGAAATTTATTCACAAAACAGATCGTCTAAGGTAATTTCTAAAACAGATGAAATTTTAACCAATGTATAAATTGATATTCCAGGCTTTTTACCATTCTCAATATTACATATCATACTTTCTGTTGTACTAGCGTAAAAGGCCAACTCCACCCGTTTTAATTTAATTTCTATCCGCTTTTTTTTAATATTTCTACCCAAAGTCTCCATTAACAATTGAGTTTTAGAAGCAATTTCTTTTTCAGAAACCTCGCATAGATTTTTCATAACAATAGCAGATTACAAAATTAAACATGTCAAATATAGTAAGTAAAAACCGATAATATAATATCCTTTTAAGCAATATAATTTTGATTCTTATTAATCTTAAAATTTAAAGTTATGTTTCGTAACAATCAAAATGATTTGAATTACAGTCCACAAGAAGTTGGACTTGGAGGAGGAGGTTATGGCGGTGCTCCTGTAATTGCTCCTACGTTTGTATCAACTCCTTCACAGCCTTATGGATTTGCCCCTCCTGTCGCTCCGGTTATACCTGGTTTCGGTGGTGGTTTTGGAGGTTTTGGAGGTATAGGTAACGGTGGAATTCTTGAAGCTGCATTATTATTTGGTATTTTAGGTGGAAATGGTTTTGGCAATCGAGGTAATAATCACGATCATCCAAATTTCCCTTTTCCATTTCCTAATCCATGCAAAGACAATGACAACGATAATGGATTAGCTATTTTAGCCGCTATTGCCGGAGCAAAAGAAACTACTGTGGCAGAAGGTCGAGCAGTGTTAGCCGGACTTGCAAATAATAAAGACACAACGGTTGCAGAAGCCAGAGCTTTATCTGCTGCAATATGTGATTCCGAGAAAACGACACTGCAACAGTTCTATGCAAGTGCCATCCAAGCAGCTAACAATACTCAGTCTATTAAAGATCAAAGTGCAAATGAAACTGCTCTTATTTTGTCCAGAATCAATGATTCTGAAACTCAAAGACTACGTGATGAGTTGCATGAATCTAGAAGAGGTTTAGATCGTAGAGATTTAGAAATCAGAATTGAAAATAACAATACTGCTGTTGCTGCTCAATTCCAACAACAACAACAATTGCAAATTCAAAGAGATCTTGATGATCACCGTAGAAGATTTGATAGTAGAGAAATTGAAATCAACAATATCAATACTAACACAAATGTTCAAGCTCAATTGCAAGCTCAAGCTCAGGCACAACTTGTAAGAGATTACGAGCATAACCGTAGATTTGATAACTTGTTTAGCCAAGTTACACAAGTGGCTAAAAACCAAAATGATGTTATTAATTTCGGAACAATGGCTGCTTCTGGTAATCAAACCTCTAGTGCGACTAATGTTAATTCTAAAAACGCTCAATAGTCATGGCTCCTTTTAAACAAAGCGGATCTTCAAAATATCGTGAATATATGAATCAATTGATTCATAAAATTCACCAGGCTGAGGAGATGCTTCTTTCAGGTGACGATAGACATTTGGAAGAATTAAAAGAAATCATGCAAATGATTGAACAGTACACAAACGAGGCAAAAGGTCATAAATTTGAACCTATGCAGTATCAAAACGTGCAAGGAAATCCACAAGGACAACAAGCTTTTTTTGATAATCGATATACTGATTATCCGGAATATCCACAAATGCCGAATAGAGGCAGAGATATTCGAGGACATATAGGTTATGTTCCTTATTATCCACCTTACTATCCCTTTTTCAATGAAGGTGGTTCCGGAGGCACAAGAGGAGAAAGCAGACAGGGTTATAATAATGAATATCGTACACGATAACGTCATGAAAGTCTTTTTTCAAAAGCATCCTGTTGACTTGGATGAGTTGACTGCGATAAAAATGATTCACAAAAAGATTGAATCAGCAGAGAAAAAATGTAAGGAGGGAGATAGTTCTTATTTGGATGATCTTGCCAAATCTTACGAAATGACCGAAGATTATTTTAGCGAGTTAGATGTAAATCCGGCTTCGTTATTGTAAAAATAAAACCCCTCATTATTGAGGGGTTTTTTAGTTTATACTAAAGTAGGCTTGTTAAATATTGATACTCTTATTTGTTCTTTATTCACAGAGTATGCAACAGCTATTTTACCGTTAGATAATTCTGTAAGGTGTGGGTATTGTACTCCTGTTTCTTTGTAGGTTCCAGGATAGACAGGTCCAGTTGTTTCGGTATCTATATTAAAAATATTACCTGATTTATACTCTAATCCATCTGCTGATTGAGCATAAAACAAAGGCGTTCTATTTGTAGGTGTATTGTTGTTTCCAACTAAAATAATTCTACCATCGGAGCATTTTAAAAACTCACTTCTAGAGGCCCAATCTGGAATTTCAGTAGTATTTAATCCTCCCCAGTTTGACCCATCAAAAGAGTACTGAGCTATTTTTTTATAAGTAGTATCTAATATTCTCCATAATCTAATCCATAACCCATTGGATAGCTTTGTAACTGTCGGCTCTTCCATTCTAACGGTTTTAAAAGCAGAAACCGTATATAAAGGATTACTTACAGGGCATGAGTAAAAGAAAGAAGGTCTTCTTTCTGAATCAAGTATAGCGTTTAAAATTTTACTTCCTAAAAATGTATTAAACTGATATGCAGGAAATCCCAGTATAGGAGTTGGAGCCGTTGTGTTTCCTGCCGGATTTATTATCCAAAAAGGAGTTTCAAAAGTTGCATTGGAATTTACTTTTACCGCCAATGTTCCTACCCCTGTTCTAGTTCCTGCAGAACCTGATGCTCTTGTATTTACATCTACGATAGCGTATAAACTGCCTTCAACAACTATAAAGAATGACGGTAAACAAACTCTCCTAACTAAATAACCGCCTGTAATATCTTGTGGTACAACAAGTGTTACAGGTGTGCTAAAAGTGGCACCGCCATCTATTGATTTTTGATAGCGAACATATTGACCGCTTTCTTCTTCGTTTGTGTTACCTGTTGAATACATTAAATGAATTGCTCCACCATGTTCTATAATAAAAGGATGGTGGTTATAAGCTTTATCATTTACGGCTGTAGGTGCAAATGTTGTAACAAACGTTTGGCTAACACCACTTAACGCTGTATAATTTCCAGATGTAGATCCACTCCATACTATAGGGCTAAACCCAGATCCTACCATCATCATTTCTTTAATTGCGTTGTATAATGTTGGTGGTGTAATTGATCCACTTCCTGCAAAAACCATAGACACCTGTCTTGTTGAAAATGTACTAATTGATCCAGCCAACTCACTAGCTAATGAATAAAATTGACCATTTGGCAATCCTGCAGATGTATTGGTAAATGTTTGAACTAAAACACCGTTAAAATAATATGAAAATGCTGTACTAGATGTTCTAATCAATGTATGCAAACCTATTGTATTTACCGGAGGCGTTCCCGTATTTGCCGAAGTAGTATTAAACTTTACAGAATATAAATTTGAGGCATTTTTAGGATTTACTAAAATCCTCTTTGCATAAGCATCAGAATTAGCCTCAAACAACGCAGGGTTTTCTGTGGTGTGATCTAATGTAAATACAGAAACCATACCATTGTTTTCAAGTAAGTTTACATGATCTACTAAAGGATTATAAGCAGTTACAATATATCCATTAGTTCCGTTTCCTTTATACCCTCTATTTGCTGTAAACGCCGGCGTACCTCCTTTTGTAGAATTAAAACTTGTCGAAATCCAGTTTAATAATGCAGATACTTCGCCATGAGAAGCGAATAAATTAAAAAAGTCAGCAACAGAAATAATTCCTGCAGTATCCATTTTTTGCAATCCACTATCATAAACCGATTTATTAAATGCAGGCGCGGCATTTCCGGCAGCTAACATTTTTGAAAATAATACCTCTGATTTCGTGTTAGTTGTTTTTAAGTAAATGATATTTGAATAACTAGATTCAAATTCTTCATTTTTTATTTTTACTTTATAATAATAATGTGTATTTGCAATCGCTGTTGTATCTGTGTAGGTTGTAACTGTAGAAGTTCCAATTTCTGAATAGGCAATACCGTCCAATGATCTTTCTATTGAAAAATCAATCTCAACAGAATTGTTTTGCCATGTCAATACAGCTCCATTAATCATTAAATCGGTATAGTTTAAAAACGTAGGTGGTGCGGTTGATGTAGATGATATTTTAGTAAAATAATACTCAACTCTGTTTCCATTGTTCCAAACCGTCATATACATATTTACGTTTGGCTCAAATGTATCTCCGTGTATATTTGTTGCACCTGTAACCGTTGGCTTTGAGGATGAATTTATCAAAACAATTGCTTTTCCTCCTAATATTTCATTATCAAATGTATATACCGTTGCTGAATTTGCAGAATACATATTATAATATGTGCCTATATTTCTATTTAATTCAATAACTGTTCCTGTATCTTCTTCTACATCTACTTGAGATTTAGTAACAAAATGATTTGGAGCTGTTGCAGGTGCTCCCCCAACAGTTCCAGTTCTTTCAATAGCATCAGTTTTATTTCCTCCTGCATCAGTAGATGTTCCTGCTAAATTAAAATTAGACTTTGATGAACTATTAAACCAATCAGGTCCAACGCCAGGCTCCGAATTTTCACCTGTCAAATTTTGCCAATTCTGCCCTAAATGAGACACAACAGAATTCACTTTGTATCTTCGTCTAGCATCCCAATTTAAGGAAGAATTTTCAAGTATTAATTTACTTTTTGCCATCGTTTTTGTTTTTAATTTCTGTTCCGGTTTTTTCTGGCTCCAACATTTCTTTTGGAATCAATTTTGCCTCTTCTAAGTTCTTTAAGAAATTCTCATCCCATTGTCCTGTACCCAACATCTCAGCAGCCTGTTCTCTTGAAATTAATGGTGTGGTATCAGATAATCCTAACATCTCACGAACTGCTTTTATTTCTTTTAATGGATCGATATGAGGCATGTTTTTACCTGTAAATCTACATTGAGAATAACTTTCAGTCACCATGAAATTGTTGATGTTTTCTAAATATCCAGGAGCACTAATTTTTTTCATCAAAATCTCCCAATACAACCAAAGTTCATAAAATGGAGCATAGAAATCATTTGAGAATTTTGTTCTGTTGATCACAATGATATAACCAAAACTATTAATGGCAGCTCTCGATGCAGAATAATTTGAGTTGTATTGTTGCATTGCAACTTCTGGTGGAACATCTGAACCTGCACTAATTTCTTCAAAAACAGCCTTTTTAAAAGCAGGATAATCTCCTTCTGCTTCCGATTGAAATGATTCTAATGAAGCACCATTTGGAAGGTTATAAGCCATTCCTCCGGCAGTCTGATTAAGTTTGTTTACAAGTCCATCAGCCAAAGCTCTGTTGCTTTCCACATCGGCTGAACCCGTGATAACATCTCCCCTCTTCTTAGCAACAATGCCTTTCAATGGATCTTCTCCCGTAGAAAATTCTTGATGCTCTACAGTATATACAATTTTTGCACCCTGTTCTGCCTTAGTCACTACAGCCTCAGAATATCTATCCAATTTATTTACTTTTTCAAGAGACTGAGACATTTGAGGAACAGCACGAATATGATCAGGACTAATTTTCTTTCCGGAAACCATCCACGCCAATCTTTTCTTTGATTTTTCTCCAATGGCCGGAATCCTTTCAAAACTATAAGTCAGATCCTCTTTAATTGTTCGTACATAAAAAGCAACATGAGCACCTTTTAAATCAATCTCAATTCCGTGTTCAACTCGATTGTTTTTCTTTTTTGCAGTTTCAATGTATTCCAAATCTGGATCGCAAACGTGCTCTCCGGAAACTACCTGCATGGTTGGACCGGTTTCATCAAACCTAACGATGCATAACATATCACCTCCCAAAAATTCACCCTGATAAGCCTCAAGTGCTAAATCATGAAGGCTATTTTGCTTTTTATAATCAGCTTGTTTTGAATTAGCGTAAAGCTGAAATCTGGCCTCTACTGATTTCTGAAATTTAGTATAAACTTTCTCGTCGTTTACAATTCCCTCTGTTTCTAAAACAGTTCTATTAGGTTCTGCCTGCAGTTTAAGTCCTGATCCAATGGTCCAATAAAAGAACTTTGAAGCAATTATTTTAATCGTGTCAATAGTAGCATAAGCACTATACATTCTCAACCTCAACTTGGCATAATCCGGAATGGTTCTGGTTACAACGCCAAGCTCTCCAAGATTTTTCTCCCCATCCCACTTAACATTTACCACCGGATAATTATGCCCCATAGCAAAATCATTTTCCAAATAAACTGTGCTTTTTGGCTGCGAAGGAGTAGCTAAACTTTCAGTTTTCTTAAATCCAATTTCATATCCTAGTATTTTCATATCGCTTTTTTAAAGATTTCCTCCAACTAATCGGGTTCCCCTGCCGTTGTATTGGTTAATATAATCCTGTCTTATTTTACGTAAGCCTTGCATT